GGCAAACCGTAAGTCGTCGGATTAAAAAATATAATCCGTTTCTAAATATTGATGTATTTCGTTTTCGTAAAATCTTGAAAGAGATTGTTCTGGAGGATTCATGAGTTTCTTTAATTCTGAGGTTGTCCGTGCAGAGATGACCGAGATTGCAGAATTGCAAGAAGATGTTTATTCAAATGTCTTTAAGTTTCCTGCGATGTCAAAAGAACAGAAACTTCAACATGTAGAACTTTTGGAAAAACTTCTTGATAAACAAAAAGTTCTTTATACAAGAGTGAGTTTGTCGGATGATCCAGAAGCAATTGAAATGAAAGAACGCATTACTAAATCTGCCATTATGATGGGTATGCCCGCAGGCACAGACATGAACATTATCCTTAACAATATGTCTCAGATGCTTGAGGTAATGAAAAAGCAGATTGACAAAACGGGTTCAGACCTGTAGAATAACGAGGTACACAAAAGCCAAATCCTACTAATACGAGGTAATCTAATGTCATTCGAAAATCTTAAAAAGCAATCCAAACTTGGTTCTCTGACTTCCAAACTGGTAAAGGAAGTTGAGAAGATGAGTACTACTTCTAGCGGTGCTGATGAGCGTCTCTGGAAACCAGAGGTAGATAAAACTGGAAACGGTTTTGCAGTTATCCGTTTTCTTCCTGCACCAGAGGGTGAAGAAGTTCCCTGGGCAAAAATGTATTCACATGGTTTCCAAGGTCCTGGCGGATGGTACATTGAAAATTCACTGACCACAATCGGACAAAAAGACCCTGTTTCTGAGCATAATCGGAAACTGTGGAACAGTGGTAGCGACAAGGATAAAGAAATTGTTCGCAAACAGAAGCGTAAACTGTCCTATTACTCCAACATCTATGTTGTAAAGGATCCTACCAATCCTCAAAACGAAGGTAAAGTCTTCCTCTTCAAATATGGTAAGAAGATCTTTGATAAGATCATGGAAGCAATGCAACCTGAATTTGAGGATGAAACTCCGATCAATCCTTTTGATTTCTGGCAGGGTGCAAACTTCAAACTGAAGATTGTCAAGAAAGATGGTTACTGGAATTATGACAAGTCTGAGTTTGATCGTGTAACTCCTCTTCTTGAAGATGATGATGCTCTGGAAGCACTTTGGAAAAAGCAATACTCACTTTCTGCAGTGACTGCTCCCGACCAATTCAAGACCTACGAAGAACTTGAAAATCGCCTGAATGCTGTTCTTGGTCTTCAAACTACTCCTACACGTTCTCGTGCCGTAGTTGAACAAGAAGATGATCTAGATGATTATGAGCAAAAACCCTCCGCCCAGGATCGTGTTGTTGAAGAACTAGAGCAATCTTATGCTCGATCCAAGACTCCTTCTCTTCCTAAAATTTCACAAGAATCTGACGAAGATGAAGATGATGCTCTCGCATACTTCCAACGTCTTGCCGAAGACTGATTATTGATATAATCTAATATTTTCTCCTCTCTTTAAGGTGGTGTCTATGTATTGGACACCACCTTCTTTGTATCTCATAATCGAATTAAGATCATTAAAGACAAGATCTAGATAATCTGGTTTTAAGATAAAGATACTTCTTTTTTTATCTTCGACTGAAAGTTCGTATTCGTAATTTGTAACTGCTTTGAGTAAATCCGTTGATGGAACTAAAGTATAAGATTCAAGATTGCTGTCATAAAATTCATAGTAATATGAATTTCCACCCTCCATTCCACTTTCGAGAGTAAAGACAACTTCTTCTTTGTTTGATGTGCTTATATTTGGGTTTATTATTGATGGCACTGAAGGAAGTTCATATGTAAAAGAGATTGCAATATCATTAAATGGAGCTAAAACAGAAGTAACAGTAAATTTCCCGTTGTATATATTTTCGGATACGTTATTGATTAAAACCTGAGACCCCTCAGTTAATCCTTTAATGCCATTGTTCATGGTAACTGTTACTGTTTTTGTCCCAACGATACCATTTCCAGCAAATATTTGATTTATTTTTGTGTTTATAACTTGAATAAAGTTGCCATTTGTTCTCCAAGTGTTTTGTATTCTTAGTCCCGCTGGTAATACAACAGCTCTTGCTGAGTTTTTAACCTCTATAGTTTCATAATGATGAATATTGGAGTATAAGTTTTCATATGATCCATACTTCTCTAGAAGAACCTTATCAAATAAATTTTGGGGTAATGGCCATTCGCTTTGAATATTTGTAATATTATTTGCAAGAAGAACAACCCAGTCTAGATTTTGATCTTCATAAATTTTAAATGCCACATTATCTGGTCTTTCATCTCCAATGATTTGATATTTTTCAAAATAATTTAAGTTATTAAAAATGTCTTCCCTAATTTTTACTCTTTTGAAAAGATTTTTGATCGCAATATAGTTAGATATGTCGCTGTTTTCTGGATTGCGATTAACGTATTCAAAATTTGGTAAGTACTGGAAATAGTTTCTTGACATTTTAGTATCCTATATCGTGTCCGTCGTAGTCGTTTTCATAAATTGGAGTAAGTTCTTGGAATTGCATTGATAATGTATATGCCACCATTGTTCCATCTTCATATGTCATGTATGAACCAAGAGGAGTATAATCAACAGAAAAGTTTGTCAATGCACAAGCTTTGATTAAATTTAGTCCTGGGTGATCTTCTTTATTCTTGTAAAGATATTTTATTTCAAATATGTGAGGTGCTCTTATAAACAGATCACCATCTTTGTATCTAGGAGCCATATATTTTTTAAAATAATTTATAATTTGCTTAATAGTCTTTGTTTCAATATCATTTCTTGCCGATAACTTAAATGTAAAACTAAAAGGTCTTAATTGCGGACCTTGAAAGAGAAGTTCTAAGTTTGGGTTTAGAACTTGACCTTGCAACCTTGAAAGAAGATTATTTACACCAACTGCTTGACCGGCAAGATATGTCCTTACTTCTCTAGAGCTTGATCTTAAACGTTGTAAAGCCGTGTTAAGATTATCTGCACTTACTTTTGTGACGTTTTCCATGCTACCAGCCTCCATTACGTCCAATGAAGCATTTACTGCATACAATTCAATTGGATTTAGAGTATCAGGTTCCCACCCAACTGCATTTTGGTCTGAAATTGCCGATTGAATTGGTAAAAAAACAGGAACTTCAACTTTTGCCCCAACAACAGATGATAAAGATGGAACACCACTTCCCGAAAGACCTCTACTTTTACCCGTAACATATTCCGCTGCCCAAAATCTAATTTTATCTTGATCACTAGATCCCAGGTCAGTTGGATAGATTAATCCCGGTGGTGCAGTTACTGGTTGTTTGTTATTTGGCGGAGACGTTGTTGGTTGGGATGAATCGGGAGATCCCGAATCATTCGGATTATTTTGTGCAGTGTTTCCGCTAGGGGCGGTTCCAGTTGCCTCAAGAATGGAGTTACTTATTGTTCTATTATATCCTTGAGAATTTTGCGCTAGATTTCTTTGAAATTCTGGCGATGCAAATGCTGATGTCTCTAAAATAAGGTTTCCATTTTCAATAAAATAATCTGCATAGACTGTTTTTGATCCATCTACTCTAAAAATGGAACCGGAGGTATTTGTAAGAGTTTCTGTAACATATCTTCCCGCAGTGTTAGGTAAAAGATATGGTTTAGATTGAGCCATTATAGACTTTTTTATCTATTTAGACGGAATTTTCCATACTGCAATGAAACTAACTCATCTAACTCATTATACTTAACGACATGGAGCTTTCCTGATATCTCTTCCCAAGTATAATTTCTTGATTGTCTCCAATGAAAATTAAGTCCTTTGAATCCCCAATTATAAAGTTCAGTGCAAGCAATTAAAGGGTGCTGATCATATTCAATATCTGGAGTCTTTGGTGTATAAATGAAAGTGTAAAATTTTCCTGGTTCTGGATATAATACTTCTTCTTTAAATATATCCATAATTAATAGCATTATGTCTTCTGGATCTGTACTACCAGATTCTTCGACTCTTTTTAGAAGTTCTTTTGTTCGTGTAGTACCAGTTCCTACGTATTGACCGAAACCTTCTGCCATTACTTGATACCTAACTCTTCTTCGGTAATGACTTTGAACTCTAACATTCTATCGGCACACCATTCTTTTGCTGCTTTCCATTTTGCTTGGTTTACTGCATAAGTTCTACATTCGTGAAGATATGATTTAGTCACTCTTGATTTTTGTTTTGGTGGGATGGTTTGTTTCTTTGGTTTTACTTCAATCACATAAGTTTTAATCTTACCAGATTGTTCTTTTACCTTAATTAAGTAATCTGGAAAGTATCTATGCACTCTACCATCTACAGGAGACACATATCCGATACAAAACTCTTCCGATGCCCAAGATATTATACTTGGATTGTGGTCGCAATAATAACAAAACTTTCTTTCCCAACTACTTCTACAGATAATATTGTTTGCGTCACCTTGATATTTTTCTGGATAAGATGGTTTATAGATACTTTTGATACTTTCTGCCATTTCCAGCATACATAATATATTAGTAAAAGTATTTATAGATGGCTGGAAGAGAAGATCTAATACAACAAAATAGATCAAGAGGAAGAACATCAACAACTCAATCTCAGGGAACTGCTCCTGGTATTCCCCAACCACCTAGCGCAACTTCCGGAAATACTTCTTCTGGATCACCGCAAAATACTAGTGGTGAGACTGGTGGAAATAGAACACCATTTGTGAGAGTTTATGGTACTATACGAGAAAAACTTCTTCGTCCAGCATTAACATCGCATTATGAATGCATATTTAATGCTCCTCGTCCTGTTCAAACCTGGTTTACTCAAAAAGGTTTAAATTATGGACTCAATTTGGATCTTTTAACTTTATCTTGCAGTGAAGCATCTCTTCCTGGATCTTCATTCATGACGAATGAAATTATCGATGATCATACTGGAGTTACTGAAAGATACGCATATCGTAGATCGTATGATGATCGTGCAGATTTTACTTTTTATGTTGATCATGGAAGAGATGATGGAAATTATAATATTCTCTGGTTTTTTGAAAAGTGGATGCAATATATTGCTAATGAGCAAGAGGCTAGAGGTCTACGTACTAGGAATTTTTATCATCGGGTCAGGTATCCTGATGACTATACAACTGATGAATTGTACATTAATAAGTTTGAAAGGGACGCTGGATCTCAATATTTACGGTATCAATTTATGCAAGCATACCCCGTAAGTATAAACTCTATGCCCGTATCATATGAATCTTCTGATTTACTTAAATGTACAGTTTCGTTTTCTTATACTAGATACATAACTGAACGTGTTCAATTATCATCTGGTGGAGTTAAACCTAATCCAATTGCTCCTGGAGTTCCAGAACTTGCATCACCAAATTCATTACCAAATGTAGGAAATATAAATCAAAATTTACCGGTTATTGGTGATGTAGATGGAAATGATTTTCCCATAGGACCCGGAATACCTGGATTGACTGGAAATTTAAACCCTACTATCGCATAATAAATAATCACACTGAAGTTTCTATAGAACATCATGCCTTTACCTAAGATTTCGACACCAACTTATGAACTTGAGTTGCCATCAACTAGACAAACAATAAAATACAGACCTTTTCTTGTAAGAGAAGAAAAACTTTTAGTTCTTGCTTTGGAGTCTGAAGATACAAAGCAAATTACAAATGCAATTAAAACAGTTATTAAGAATTGTATTGAAACAAAAAATGTTAAGGTCGAATCTCTTCCAACTTTTGATATCGAATATCTTTTTCTTAATATTCGTGGGAAATCTGTTGGAGAAGAAATCGAAGTCAATATTATTTGCCCAGATGACGAAGAAACATCAGTTCCTGTTAAAATTTTTGTAGATGACATTAAAGTTCAAAGAAATCCCGAACATAATTCAAAAATTAAACTTGATGATTCAATTATGATGGAAATGAAATATCCATCATTAGATCAATTTATTAAGAGTAATTTTGATTTTGCATCAGATAATACAATGGAGCAATCTTTTGAATTGATCGCTACCTGTATTGATAAAATTTTCAATGAAGAGGAGGTTTGGGTTGCTGCTGATGTTACTAAAAAAGAACTTTTAGAATTTCTTGATCAAATGAATTCGAGTCAATTCAAAGAAATTGAAAAATTCTTTGAGACAATGCCTAAACTATCTCATAAAGTTAAAGTTAAAAATCCAGTAACAGAAGTTGAGAGTGAAGTAACATTGGAGGGACTCTCAAGTTTTTTCTCATAGGGATGTCTCATATGGACCTGGAGAATTATTTCAGGTTAAATTTTTCCTTAATGCAGTATCATAAATATTCATTGACAGAAATTGAAAATATGATACCTTGGGAAAGAGACATCTATGTTGGTCTTCTCAAGATTCATTTAGAGGAAGAAGAGTACAAGGCACAACAAAAACAATAAAATGAATACAGTATCAGAAAACATAGATGAAAGAATTCTGAGATTACTCAATCTTGAGGATGTTTTCGATCTGGATTATGATACTTATTTCAACTTAATCCGAGAGGCAATGGTTCTTGGGGCAAATAAGATACCCCAAGAAGAACTTGCAATTCTTGCGAATGAAAGAAAAAGAATAAGAGGAAAGAAAGGTAGGTTTAAACCTAAGAAACAAAAAATAACAGCAGATAAAATAGCAACAACGAAAATTCTTAAGGGTTCTAAGAAAGTTTCGATGCTTCCTGCTGCAATTTCTAAACCAGATATATCTCAAGATAATTTAACCGAAATAGGAAAACCACTACAATCTATTTCCAAAACATTATCATCTTTCTTAAAATTTAGAAAAAAAGCAAGTGAAGATGATAGAAAAGAAAAAGAATCTCAAAAACGGACTAAAAGAGAAGAGGGATTAGAAGGACTCAAAAAAGGAATATCGGCAGTTTCTAGTGCGGCAAAGAAAATGCTTGCACCATTTCAGAGTATCATAGATCGTATTTGGAGATTTATATTCTTCACTTTGTTGGGAAGAGCATTTACTCAATTGATGGATTGGTTAGGAGATCCTGCAAATAAAAAGAAAATAGATGTTCTTGGAAGATTCTTAAAAGATTGGTGGCCTACTTTATTGGGTGCTGCTGTTTTATTCCTCACCCCCTTTGGTGCATTTGTTAGAAAAACATTGAGTCTTGTTGGATTTTTTACGGGAAAATTAGTTAAATTAATACCTAGAATTGCAAAAGCAGTTAAAGGTTTGGCATTAAATCCTTGGTTTGCTGTTCCTGCAGCTGCTGTTGGTTTAGCGGCTGCAGCAAATGAAGTTACTGGTCAAAGAAAAGCAGCCTCTGTTCAGACAGAAAATAAAGCAAGAGCACAGTCTGGAAAGGGTCTTGGAGTTCAGGGTGTTGGTGGTGTTGGTGATATGGGTCCAACGACACCATATAGAATGTTGCAAGGTGCAGTTAATGGTGGACAAATCTTAAAGTTTACTGGGGGAGGAATTAATCCTGGGAATGGTTATGAAGGAATAGACTCAAGTACGGGTCAAAAAGTATCTGGATTTGGACCTGATACTCAAATGATTGTTGCTCAACCGGGCGAAATCGTTATGAACAAAAAAACAGTTGATGCTGTTGGTGCTGATAATCTTCTTTCTTTGAATAGGCAATATGGTGGTCCTGGAGCAAATAAACCCAAGATGGGTAGATTATATAATACTGGTGGAATGGTTGGAATGCAGGGTGGTGGATTTTTGAATTGGTTAGGTAGAGTTTTACCTAATACTGGAACTGCAATGTCTCCTGGAGGATCTAAAAATAATATTGGATATCAAGATAAATTCCTTGGAATGAATGTAGGAAGGTGGAGGGGATTACCTCTAAATCAAACATATCGTCAACAAGATGTAGACCGATATAATGCAGCACGGGCCCGTGGTGGTAATCCAGATTATCTCACGAAAGATATGTTTGGTAGGCATTTTAGCTACACTCCATCACAGTATAACTTACAGACAAAACCAAGAGTACAACCAACATCCACTGGAGCAATAACATCAACAAATAATCAGAGATTAAGAAACGCTATACAAAATGCTAGAGATATAACAAATATGCCTGGTGCGTCTGCATATAGACCATTGGTGGAAAGTGCTGCCTCGTCATCTATAAAAACACAACAACGTTATGATGCGTTAAGAGATGCAATGCGCAGTGCTGGCATGAAAGGTGCAGATGAAAACATGACTTTAAGTGGAAAACCTATAAAGAGACAAGGTGGCGGAGAAATTCCTCAAGGACCGTTCACACCTTTACCTTCTCCAGGATACGTTAGACCTCAAGGATCATTTATACCTAGACCACTTTTGCGTCTTCCCGGACCAATGCCCGGAACAACTCTTCCTTTTGGATATAATCCATTTAAGGGATTGCGGAATGGTGGATTAGTTAAAGATAATGCTGGAAGTAACAATCGTGGAGCAACTGTTCCTTTTGGATATAATTCATTTAAAGCATTTTTGAATGGTGGTCTAATTAAAGAGAATACTGGAAGTAATATTCCCGGAGCGACAGCAGATAGGCAGTTGATCGCAGCGCAGCCTGGAGAATACGTTCTTCCTGTCGATACTGTAAATCGTCTTGGTACTTCACTGATTGATAAACTCGTTGCAATGACTGATAGTAATTCCAATCCTTTTAAAACGTCAGTAAATAAACCAAAAATTACTCCACTTCCAAGAGGAAGTGGTAATATGATCACTCTCCCACCAATTACTCAGGAGTCTGGATCTAGATCTGGTTCTGGTTCTTTCGGTGGATCTAGAATTCCATCCTTTATGGCAGCATCTCCCAGTGGTGCTGGTGAAAGAAATATGAACTGTGCTATCTATGGGGTTATTGGATAATGGCAATCAATACTCAAAAACTACTCCCATCTTCAAAGGGGTCTCCTCTCTCAAAAATATCTTCAATAGGTACAATAGGCGCATCTTCTGCTCTTTCGATTAAGACTAAACAAATTGATACTAAAAAACTTGCGGGACCTTTAGCAAAAAGAGATGAACCTGGTTCAATAGTAAAAACATTAACGGATATTGATATCCGTTTAAAATTAATATTAGGTGAAGAACAAAGAAATCAAAATAAAAAAAGAAAACAGAAAGAAAAGGCAGATTTTGAAAAGGAAGAAAAAAAATTAGAAGCACCAAAAGAAGCAAGAAAGTTTAAACTTCCTGGACTTAATGTTCCTGCAATGGGGTTTTTAGATAGAATTAAGAGGTTCATATTCTTTACTGCACTTGGTTGGTTGTTTACAAAGTTCCAAGATCAACTTCCAAAGTTAGAGGGTGTTTTAAAGACCATCATTCAGGTCTATGGAATTGCTGAGAATATTTTTAAGTTCTTACTTGAAACATTTGTAAACTTTATTGATCGTGGATATCAAACCTATGATAAAGTTAGAGATCTTGCAAAGAGCATTGGTGGAGAAAAAGCACAGCAAGATTTTGATAAGTTATCTGGCAAGTTAAACGAGTATATTAATTATGTTTTAATAGGAGGAATGGCACTTACTGGCGCTATTACTACATTTGCTAGGAATGCCCGTAACTATAAACCAGATTCACCTACACCATCTGGTGGAAGTGGTGGAAGACCAAGAGTTACTACTTCTGGGGGAGGTGCTGCTGGTAGACCCGATATAAGAAATCCTCTTCGCCAAAGACCGACTGTAACAACTGGTTCTGGAGGATCTCGTGCGATTGCTGGAAAACAAGCAACTAGGCAACTTTTAAGACTTGCGAAAGGTCCGTTATCGAGATTACCGATTCTTGGTGGATTAATTGAGTTTGGTTTATCTTGGGCACTGGGAGATCCTGTAGGTAAGGCAGCATTTAGAGGAATTGGAACTATTCTATTGGGTGCTGTTGGTTCGTTAATACTTCCTGGGTTTGGAACTTTTATTGGTGGTGTGGCTGGTGCTGAACTTGCTGGAAAACTTTATGAGGTTCTCTTTGAAAATAAAAAACCAACAGGAAAAGTTCAAAAGAAAGCAAATGGTGGTTCAGTTACAAGAGGTGGAAAAACTCAAGGTGCTCCTAAAAGAACTATAAAAATTTCAAGAAGAAAACCACAAAAAATAAAACCAAAACAATCTCAACCTGGAAAAGATGTTGGCGGTAAGAAAAAAATAAGAGAGTTATATCCTGATCCTTCGGTAAGAACAGATATTGAGGGCGAACAAAAAGGTGCTTGGTGGAATTTATTGCCGCCACTACCCCCAAATCCAACTGCAAGTCAAATTCAAGATAGAGAAAATAAAATTAAATCGCTACCAAATCCATATAAAGCTTTAACGGGTGTTGCTAAAAAGTTAAAAGATATTCCATTTGGAATTGGTCATTTAATGGGTGGAGCAATTGATATAGCTCTTGGAGAAAAGTTTAATCCAAATGCAGTTAAGAATTTAAGTAGTGGTATTTCCTATCTTATAAGTTCTATTGCAAATAATCAAATATCATCCAGTATCCGCGATATAGAGAAAGAAGTTTCTAAAATGCAAACGGGTGGGTCAGTTCCTAGAACTGGAATAAGAGATCTTACTAAACGTGATGATGCTCAGTTGGCAAAAGATATCAATAATGTTTTGAGTAGTTTAGTTCAGAAAAAAGTAGATGAGGCAATTCGTGAGGTTCAGAAGCAATTGATGCCTGGTAAGTATGGTGAAACTAAGAATGAAGTTCTTCCCGGTGATATTGATACAACTCCGGGAAATATTAAAGTAACCTCAGAAAGTCCAGACTTTTGGTTATTAGTTACTGCAGCATTATTTGAAAATGGAAATCCAGCAGATGGATATCAGGGAGCTGCTGATGCTGCTCAAGCAATTTATAATAGAGTTTCTTTACCAGGATGGCCAAAAAGTATTAGGGGTGTAATCTTACAACCAGGGCAGTTCCAACCGGTGAAGGATTATGGCGGTGTTAATGAATGGTCTCAGATCAATTCAAAGGAAAAGGCGATTGCATTTGCTAAAAAATATAAAGGATATAGTGGAAATATAGTCGAAAGAATCGCAGCATCTTTGTTGGATAGATCTAAACAAGAAAAAGCAAGAACATTTGTTGGTCCAAGAGATAACTTTAGATCTGATTCTTATGAAAAATCAAATGATCATTTAGATAATTCGACTGAAGTAAGTAGATATGGACATACCTTTGGATTTGAACCTAGAGGGAGAAACATTGGTGCATTTAAAAAAGGAAAATTAATGCCTGCTGAAGTAAATAAGCAGATTGTAAAAGGAGATGTTCTCGAAACTGGAGCGGGATATGGAGCTGCAGGCGGTAAAATTGCGGGCGAACTTGGAAGATTTATGAAGAAAAAGGGAGTTGTTCCGGGAAGTATTCATAGACATCCAGAACACCCACCATATAGTTTAACATCGGGACATAGTAAAGGATCTTTACATTACCAAGGTAGAGCAATTGATCTTGGGGCAAATGCAAATGAACAAGGACCTGTTTTAAAAGCAATTGCAGAGTTTAACAAATTGAATAAAGTCAAACCTGTTCAATTGCTTCATGCAGGAAATGATCCATCCGGAAATCATAACGATCATGTCCATGTTGCTTATCAGGGTGGTGGTTATGTACCCAAACAATCACCTAAAAGAAATACATCAAAACTATCGTCATACCCTTCATATTCTTCAGAAGGTGGGATGATGATTGTAATTCAACCTATTGAAAAAATAGTTCATGTTTCTTCTTCTCAATCCAGAAAAAGTCCAACATCTTTTGTGGGAGATATGCGTGTAAATAATACAGGTATGACGGGTCTAATGAGAGGATAAAATGACAGCAAATATCAAATCTCAGGCAGGTGAAGGTCAGCTTCGTTTATTTAAGATTTTTTCCAACTACGGAAAACCTGTTGATGTTGAATCTGGCATTTTTGATTTTCATTACTATGAAAGTATCTTGGATAATACAACAAGAGTAACTGCAACTTTTCTTGATACTGGATATAGAACACTGGAAGGAGAATCTAATACTGAGGGATCTATCGAAAAAGGAGATCTTAACCTAACGGTTGGGGAAAGAGTCGCTGCAATTGCAGTTGATGGATATGGATTTACATTAGAACTTGATATGAGAATTAAAGAGGTGAGAAATATTGATGAAAGTGTAAACAAGATGGTATATACTGTTGATTTATTTTCTAAAGAATCAATTGAGAATGAATACGAAAGTAAAAGAGTGAAAAAAAGATACGATGGAAAAATAGATGATAATGTAAAAAAGATTCTTAAAGAAGTTTTAGTAACATCTAAAAAAATTGAAGTTGATCCTACACTAAATGAATTGAGTTTTATTGGAAATGTTGAAAAACCATTCTATAAAGTAGCTTGGTTAGGACCAAGATCGGTTCCTGATATTGCGAGTGCTAAAGGAAATCTTGCTGGATTTTTATTTTTCGAGACTTACGATGGATTTAAATTTAAGTCTATTGATGTTTTGTTCAGTAAAGATCCTAAGAAAAAATTTATTTACAATGATGTGATTCAAGTAGAGGTTCCGAAAGGGTATGATGCAAAAATTATTGAATATGCTTTTGATAGTAATTTAGAACTAAAAAGAGAATTACTTACTGGAGCACAATTTCAATCTAAAATGAAAGCAGTTAATACCTATGAAAGTGCATATCGTCAGAATGATTTTAATTCTAATAAGCAATTTAATCCTCCATATATTGGTGGATTAGAGCAACCAAAAATTGCAGCAGATCTTGGTGCTCAAAGTCAAGTGACGCGAATATCTCAAAAATTTGATGACCAGGGATTTCTTGTTAAGGGTAAGACATTAAAAGATCAACTTCCTAAGTCAACATATATTAACTACAGTAATGATGAGATTTTACGGCAATCTTATATGAGATTTAATAACATGTTCTCTATTAAACTTTCAATTGCAATTCCTGGTGATATGAGTTTAAGAGCAGGTGATACGGTTTTTTGTGATTTTCCTGAAATTTCTGGTAAAAAGAAAAGAGTAGTCAGTCAGAAGAAAGGTGGAAAATATTTAATAGTCGATGTTTGTCATTATCTATCAAAGAATGGTTGTTATACGAGACTTAACATGGTCAGAGAGTCCATTTACCGAAAATAGAAAAGGTCATGCAATTCTGATAAATAATAAAAAATTAATTAGCGTGTTCCCATGGATAGGACACTTCAACAACATATCAATGATGATCGCGATGAGATTAATAATCCCTGTGTAAGTAGTCAACGTCGTCGTCATTTGGAAGATGAGTTGGACCATCTAGAAAGATATCAAAATAATCATCCAGATACAGATCATGACCCAACAGGATTTGAAATGTACTGCGATGAGAATCCTGAAGCACTTGAATGTAGATTGTACGAGGATTGATGAACGAGTATTCTGGTAATTTTGATTTAAATACGATATCTTCTTTCCCAATGTGGATAGGTAGAGTAGTATCGAGTGTTTCTTGGCAGGATAATCTTGAACCAGCGCATTACGATTCCGCATCCAAGAGGGGGTGGGGATATCGATATAGAGTGAGATATTTTGGATTGCATACTCCAAACACTCAAGATTTGCCTGACGAACAATTGCCAATGGCAAATGTCGTTTTGCCTGTAACTAGTGGATCTGGTCTTGGAGGATTTATTGATACTCCTACCCTTTCCCCTGGGTCAATTGTAGTTGGTTTCTTTCTCGATGGAATGGCAGGGCAAGAACCATATATTTTTGGCGTTTTAATTAACTCAAATAATGTTGTTCCCAAAACACAACCAAAGGATGAAACTGGGGGTGCTCAACTCTTCAACGATACATATAATGAAGATGCTTTAGTTCCGGATTATCTTAAGTTGATTAAAAAATATAAAAAACCTTCTTTCGCCAGCAATCAATTTACCACCAATCCAAATAGTGGAAGATAATTATGACTGTTTCATATTCGCAACCACCAACAACTGATGTATTTCAGAATTCAATAGACAACTATCGCTTAATCGACCATAAGGAATGGACATTAGCTGAATGGTTGCAACATGAAGATCGTGAAGAAAAGTTCTCTGTTCAAAGTCCATGTAAATCTGGAAATAGTGATAAAAAAGGAATTCAATTATCAATTCAAAAACTACAAAATCAAATTTCAAAAGTTCAACAATATGCATCTAAATTTTCAAATTTAAATTCTGCAGTAAGCACTCTTATTAATGAAGAATCTGGTCCAGGAAAAGAAATAAAAAAATATTTGGATATTGCAACGGGTGATGTTGCTGGATATGTAAAAAATATCTTAGGAGGAGTTCGTGGATGGGTTTTAAATGAAGTTCAAAAGAATGCAAAAAAGATATTACCTTTTCTTTTTCCCGGAGAAATGCCTTCTTTCCTTGATAAATTGAATAAAGGAACTAATCTTATTTCCTGTGCTTTTGCAAAAATAGTCAGAGGTCTTTTTAGTACTGTCGGTAATTTGTTGTTGGGTTTAATCGATAAATTCCTAAATGGTCCAATGTGTTTAGTTGAAGATTTTATTTCTAATCTTTTGGGTAACATTTTAGGTCCTATCACTTCTGCTATTAATGCTGCTCTTGCATTAATTTCTGGAGCAGTAAGTAACCTTGCAAATAGTCTTTTCAATGCTTTGGATTTTTTAACTGGAATATTAAATTTCTTTGATTGTGATGACGACAAAGCGTGTCCAGTTGTTGATCAGGTCAATCTTGCCGGAACTGCTGCTCTTGCGGGTGAATCGCCATTACCGTTGGCTCCTGGTCCAGATGGTAAGACGGATTATTCAGATGGAACTGGTTCTACCAAAGCTTCTTCTACGGCAGATCTCAATACATCATCTAAAAAACGATAATTTTCTAAAGAAATATGTCAGATCAATATAGAGATAAATGTGTACGTAGAAGAAATAAAAATAGAGGAAAGGAAGATCCTATCCGGGTTTCTTTTTACGATCTAGATGGACAATTGATAGATGATGTTACTAGAAAAGAAGCTGAGTGTATTGCTGCATTAAATCCTAAGCAGACTTTTTACTTTCAAGATTCGGATGCATATCGAAGAGAACTTTCTATTGGTGGCGTTAAAAAACTAACAATAAATGATGCAGTTAAACCAGGAATTCCCCCATGCCCAACAAGTCCTCAATTATGTGGACCTCCTAAAGTAAGATTTTTTGGTGGTGGTGGATTTGGAGCAATGGCAAATGCCGTCATAAGTCCAAACTCTTCTTCTATAATTGGTTTTGACATCGTAAACCCCGGATTTGGATATCTAAGTCCACCTTATGCTTCTATAGAGGACACTTGTGGTAATGGATTTGGCGGATCTGGAAAAGTTCAAACACGACCATCTTCTAAAGGTGGACTTGAAGTTAGAAATATAATCGTAACTTCTACGGGAGATGGATACCTTCCTGCACCGAATGGAAGTAAAGGTGGAAATGGTAGAACTATAGTTGGTCCAAATCAGGGATACGTTGAGACTGTTGACGGGACTATTATTATTTTTAACCCAGGAAATCAACCTCCATTAAATCCAGGCGATATAGTTTTTCCTCCAACTTCAACTGTTCCGGTTGTTCCAACTCCAACTGCGCCAATTCCAACTGCGCCAATTCCAACTGTCCCAACTCAAATTGCCCCAATTCCAACTGTTCCAACTCAAATTGTTCCAACTCTAACCGAACCTGTTTTAACATATCCTGCAATTACTGAGATTGAAGAAATTTTTGTTTCAAATCCTGGATTTAATTATAATCCGGGCGATACTATAGAAGTTATTTCTGTCCCAGAAGGAACAAGTCGAGGTGCAGTGTTAAAACCAGTTATAAATGATAGGGGGGAGATTGAATCAGTTGAGGTTGTAAAACCTGGATCTGGATTTATAGATCTTCCTAGAATTATTGTAAATTCTCCGACAGGATATAATGCACAACTAATTCCTATTTTAAAAATAATACCTCTAAGTAGTATTCCAAATCCAGAAACTGTTGAAAGAACTGCGGTTATTTCAATAGTAGATTGTGTAGGCAAAATAGATCTACCAGATCAAGAAATGTTTGACATAGTACCAAGATAAAATGGCAAAATCTAAAAATTACGAAACAAAAAGAACAGGAACAAAGGATGGTCAGATATCTTTTGGGCACATACATGGCGATGAAGTTAAATCTTCAGTAATGATTCAGGGACAAGAATCTCTGGAATATATTTCAATCGATCAAACTGCACCAAGAAAAAGGTGGATGACATCTAGATGTAGAGGAAGATATCAAGTCAGATGTGGTGATGACATTGAAAAAGATCAAATTGGCATGTGGTTTAATGCCGATGCTAGTGATATTCTAATTCAGACAAAAGGTAGAATTAGAATGGAGGCTGAAAACATTGACATTATTGCTAGAGGTCCAGATCCTACAAAAGGTGTTATCAATATTCACTCCAACGAGAGCGTAAATATTGAGACTAAAAAGTTTACTACAAATGCAAATGAATCCATCAGTTTGTTTACTGATGGAGAAATGCAACAAACTGCTATAAATATTATGAAAATATTTGGTGGTAGTATTGAAAAGATGACCTCTATGAGTTCAGTAAAATTACCATCATTGCCTATTTTAAACGATATTACTCAATTAGCTCCGCAATTCCCATTCTAATATATGTCAAGTTCAAGTGATTTTGAGTTGATTCATGGTCAACTTCATGTAACAAATAAAGCATCAAAACCTGAAGCTCTTGGAAGAGGTCCTAAAAGTATCCATGGATCTGCATATTTCCAAGCGCCAGTCCACATTGGAAAGGATAGTGATTATGGAAATGTTGAAGCATCCCTGATGATTGGCAGAGAGACCAACCCAGACACACCATCAAACGCAAAAAGATCTTTATTTGTAAAGGGTGATAGTAAATTTGAAGGTGATGGTCAGACACCAAACGCAGTTTATATCACTGGACCAACAACTGATGTTCTTTATATTGATGGTGATGTTTTTGTTACCGGAAAAGTTGACTGTGGTAACAAAGGAAAACTGGCAGCAAGATTTGCAACTGCAGATGCTCTAGGAAAAACATTTGATATGGTTCACCCATCTAAAGGTAAGGGGTGGAGATTGTCTTATGCATGTGTGGAAGGACCCGAAATTGGTGTATATTTTAGAGGTAGAGTTACGAATAAAACTGAAATAAATCTCCCAGATTATTGGAAGAATTTGGTTCATGAAGATAGTATATCGGTACAACTTCAACCAATAGGTTCTCATCAAAATATTATTGTGAAGAGATGGGATGATTCTAAAATTTATCTCCAATCAAATAGTGGATTGTCTATTGATTGTTTCTATCATGTTTACGCGGAAAGAAAAGATGTCAACCCACTTCATGTTGAATATGAGGGAAATAGTTGGAAAGATTATCCCGACCCAAATCATTTGAATAAAGATCCTGATGATGAGAATCGGAATTTGTTGGATCCACAGTATAAAGGTCCCAGAAACACGATTACTCGCTAGGGGGTCTTGACACCCGCCACCAGACCTGCTATGATACCTAGGTAATCAACGGACGACCGAATGCAAGACGAGTACCTCTCACGTTGCGTGGTAGACCCTATTAAGCGAACCGTTTATCTGTACTCTAGCGAGGGGACAGAAAAGCAAGTGACCTGTGAGACTGTAGATGAGTTTATGAATGTGCTAGACTTTGTTCGCGCTACAGTAGACGAAAAAACCCTTGCATATACAAGTCCTCTATGAGAGCCGAAACACGAGAATCAATGGAAATGCTGTTCACGGCAAAATGGAATGTGCCAACAGCAGCAAAAAACTGTAATCTTACCAACAAAGAAATGAAGATTACATTTAATGAATACTGCCGTTTACATCTACCAACATATGTGGTAGAATCTGATAATCAACTCAATCTCTTCTGAGATTTTTGTGGGAGTGTAGCCCAGCGGAAGAGGCAGTGGACTTAAAATCCATCCAGGGTGGGTTCGAATCCCACCACTCCTATTAGAGGAAATAAACCACCTCTAAATAAGCAAAAGTAGGAAAAACTCCTATGAAGTACAGAATTGATGCCAGGTATTGTTGGTACAATAAAGGAACACAAATTGTTCTAATGTACTTTATAAATAATATTCCTTTTACTTTTGACGAACTTCCAAATTGTTCAATGCAGGATTTGGAGTTAATACACTTAGCAGATAACGAAAGAAGATTTGAACCAGAGGATCTATATAAATCATCATTCTATTTGATCGATGAGCAATGTCATCCTCTTATGTTTGAATTGGAACTGGAAAATCCAGAAATGTTGCCTGTTGATTAATGCCTCTCTAGCTCAGTGGTAGAGCACTCGCCTTGTAAGCGAGCGGTCATCGGTTCAAATCCGATGGGGGGCTCTGAGTTCTTTATAACTCCAAAATGAAAATTAATCTCTGGTATTGTAAAGATATGAGTCAGTGGAGGTGGACCCTTACTGACGATTCTAGACCCATTCTAAAACAAGAATCGGGACAACAACCAGATCTTCGTGATGCCATGAATGATGTTGCGAATACTGTAGAATATATGATGAATGGCTAAAACTGACTTTTATATTGGCAGAGTAACCAAAAAACAAGCAGAAGAATTATTACTTAAATATCATTATCTTAAAGATTTCTCAAAAGGATTCAAATCTGGATACAATTATGGTCTTTTTGAAAAAAATGAGTTTTCACCATTAAATATTGGAGGGATCAGGGGAGTTTGTATATTTACAGGATTACCTGTACCCGAAGTTGCGAAAGGAGCATTTGGACTTGAGAGAAACGAACAACAGGGACTTTTCGAACTCTCAAGACTTTGCATCGAGCCTAGTACTCAGTCATGCGAATATAACATCACTTCTTGGTTTGTGTCACGAGTGATTAGACAACTTCGGAAAGATACTGAAGTTAAAGCAATCCTTTCTTATGCTGATTCAGATTTCCATTCTGGTATAACTTATCGTGCTTGCAACTTTAAGTATTACGGTCTCACTGATAGAAAAAAAGATTTCTATTATTCAGACGGAACTAAACACTCTCGTGGAAAAATAAAAGGTTCCGTAGGTGAATGGAGGGAAAGAAGTAGGAAACATAGATACTTGATGGTGTTTGATAAAGAACTTAAAAAACGCTTGACTTGGGAAGAGCAAAAGTGGTATAATACTTAAGGCGATACTAAACCAAACCCCTTCCGTGTGACTTGAGAACCTCCTTTTGGAGGTTTTCTTGTATGATAAATAATCCATAACGGAACTATAAGTATTAATAAAATGGGATTAAGTCGTCTGGATAATTTCCTCAAGTCAGTTAGAGGGACGATTCTTTATGTTGATCCAAACAGCATCGATGCTACAGATAGCATTGAAAATCAAGGAAATAGTTTAACAGCACCTTTTAAAACAATTCAAAGGGCACTCGCTGAAGCAGCTAGATTTTCATATCAGCGTGGATTGGATAACGATAGATTTAATAAAACTACAATTGTTTTATATCCAGGTGATCACTTTGTAGATAATCGCCCAGGATGGATTCCAGATTCATCAACAAATTTCATATTTAGAAATAGCCAATCAACAAATGAATATGGTTCTTGGGACTTAACAACTAATTTTGATCTTTCCGTTCCTGATAATGCTTTATATAAATTAAACAGTATTCATGGAGGAGTCATTGTTCCTCGTGGTACTTCTATTGTTGGTATGGATCTTCGTAAAACAAGAATTCGTCCAAAATATGTTCCAAATCCTCAAAATGATCAAATTGAAAGGTCTGCAATTTTCAGAATAACTGGTGCTTGTTATTTCTGGCAGTTCTCAATTCTAGATGCAGAACCAAATGATGTTTGCTATATTGACTATACGACTAATCAATATGTTCCTAATTTTTCGCACCATAAGTTAACTGCATTTGAATTTGTAGATGGTGTTAATAATGTCAATATAAATGATGATTTCATTACATATTCTACCGATAGAACAGACTTGGATATGTTCTATCAAAAGATAGGATATGCTTACGGACCTTCTTCTGGTCGCGAAATTGTAGTAAACTTAGCAGCTTCTGGTGGTCTTGATGTACAAACAAAGATTGATGAATATAGAATTGTAGGATCTAGAGGAAAGGAAGTAGGAATTACAAGTATTCGTGCAGGAGATGGTATCTTACCCAATACAACTATTACGGTAACTTTAGGAGATTCTGCGGAAGAGTTTGATACAGACACTCCAATAAGAATCGAAGGAGTTGGAACTCCCGGATATGATGGGCAGTTCGTTGTTTCTGGAAAAGTAGACTCTACAAATATTCAGTATAAAGTTCAGAATCCTCCAGGTGATCCAGCTCCTGTTGTTCTCGGAGCAACTGCAAGTGTTGTCGTCGATACAACAACATCTGCTTCACCATACATCTTTAATATTTCTCTGAGATCCGTTTATGGAATGTGTGGATTACATGCAGATGGTGATAAAGTAGAAGGATTCAAGAGCATGGTCGTTGCTCAGTTTACTGGAATTGGCCTTCAAAAAGATAATAATGCATTTGTAAAATATAATTCCATCTTAGGGACATATCAAGATAAAACTTCCGATGGAAACGAGAATATTCAATCGGATTCAAGAGCAAGATTTAAGCCAACGTATGAGAATTATCATATCAAAGCTTCGAATGATGCATATATTCAGGTAGTGTCTGTCTTTGCAATTGGATATGCGAATCACTTCGTGGTTGAAAATGGTGGAGATGCCTCGGTAACTAACTCCAACTCTAACTTTGGTGCAAGAGCATTTGTTGCTTCTGGATTTAAGAGAGACGCATTTTCTAGAGATGATGTTGGATATATTACACATATTATTCCACCAAAAGAAAATGAAAATACCGAAACAAGCGTTGAATTTTTGTCAATAGACGTTGCTAAAACAGTATCGGTAGCGTCAACTGGTAGATTGTATCTTTATAATCAAATAGATTCGTCCATTATACCAGAAAGCGTTATTGATGGATATAGAATTGGTGCTAAGGAAAATGATAATTTAAATGTTATCGTAACGCAAAGCGGAGTCTCTACTACTTATTCGGCAAGAATCATTATGCCGAATGCTGGTAGTGAAATTACTGCAGAAAAAAAATCTGTTGTTAATAGAAGTTCTGTAGGTGTAAACAGTATTACAAATAGTGTCTTAACGCTTACTTCTAGTCATAATTTACTCAATGGAGAATCTGTTCGTGTAATTAGTGAAACTGGTCAACTTCCTGATGGGGTTAAAAATAATACTCTTTATTATGCAATTACCTCTGGGACAAACATTGTTTCTTCAAGTCAAATTAAACTTGCACAAAATTCAAATGATGCACTGAGTGATAATTCTATTTTCATCAATAACAGAGGTGGACTTTTAAATATTATAAGCAGAGTAAGTGATAAAAATTCTGGTGATATTGGACATCCAATACAATATGATAGTGTAGAAAATCAGTGGTATGTAAACGTTTCAACAGCAGTTACTGAAAGTGGACTTTATAATGCCATCATTTCTTTGGGAACCACTAGTCTTGGTAATGCTACTTCCAGGTCATATATTACTCGCAAACCCGATACAAGAAAATTAGTAGATAGAATTTATAGATTACGTTATGTAATTCCATCGGATTCTCCATTTGATGCAAAACCCCCTCTTGATGGGTATATAATTCAAGAATCAAACACTTCAATCGGATCTACAACGACTGAAATTGCGTCTCTTTATAATCCATCGCTTTCTACCTTAGCAAATTCAACTGAATTGAGGAATCCTAGGTATATTGCTGGAGCAAATTGGTCCGGTGGAGTTGCCAATATCTTGACAGAAATTCCACATGGTTTGAATGTTGGATCTCAAATTCAAATCTTGAATGTAAAGAGTAGCAACAATCCAGCTGGTGTTGCTAATTCTTCCTATAATGGCACTTTTACAATTACTGGGATCAGCAGTGCAAAAGAATTTAGTTATAGTTTGCCTGGTATTACTGATCCTGGTAATTTTACAAATGATACCTCTACTAGAAATTCATCTTTACCATACTTTAAGAAGAAAAAGACATCTGGAACTTATTATGTTTATAAAACAGAAGAAGTTCAGGAGTACATTCCTGGACAACAGGATGGAATTTACTATCTAACAGTTCTGAACGCAAATAATTCCCCATCTGTTCTTCCTTTTAATTCTCTAAGATTCTCTCAACCAATACAAAATCTTTATCCACAAATAAACAGAGACAATCCTAAATCAGATCCAAAAGAATCTATTTCCTTTGCTTTACCAGATTCTCTTGGAAAAGTCGTGGTTGATGACCCACAAAATTCTATTACCAAGGAAACTTTAACTACACAATTGATTGATAGTGGTGTTGGTATTGGTTTGACACAATTGATTTCAGATTCTTCTGGAACAACACATACAATTTACACTGAAATTGATCATGGATATAATAGAATTACTGGACTTACTATTTCAAATGCGGGATCTAATTACGTTGATGGAAATTATTATAATGCAAAACTAGTTGGATTTGCTGGGTCAATAACTGGTTCATATGCTACTGTTAGAGTTACTGTTAATAGTGGATCAATTAGTTCTGTAAAAATTATTGATGGTGGTAGTGCATATGAAATTGGAAATACTCTAGCAATAGTAGGGATTGCAACAACAACATCAAATGTTCCTGGTAATCTAAGAGTCAGAAGCATTTATAATAATGTCGGTGATGTATTAAGTATAGAAAGAATAACTCCAAATGCATATTCATCGTATGATAGTCTTTATAGAATTACTGGAGTTAATGGTCCTAAAGAAATAACTGTTGCATCAGCATCATCTATATCTCCTGCTTATACTTCTGGAATTGGTATTACAGTTGCTTCTACTGCAGATATAATTCTTACCGGCAAATCTTTAAGTGTCTATCAGTTACAATACAATAATACTACTGGTATTGCAACAATAATAACTTCTGAAGCGCATGGTCTTTCTTTGGATAAAAAAATTCGTCTTGGTGGTGCTGATAGCAATTTCTTTAACGGAGAATTTTTAATCAAGTCTGTTGGTGCTACTACATCATTTACTATCAATCCAGGCGTAACGACATCTTCTGTTATTACTTCTGGGAATATTTTTGTTCATCCTCTAGCATATAGTTCTTTCGGTGGAGATATTTCTCGATTCTCTGATGGATCTTCTGGACGTTTAATTCCGCAATATGCTGGTATTACTACAACTATATCTTCTGCAATAGGTGCTGTAGATACTACAATTTCAATCTCAAATGTAGGGAATTTTGATTTCAATATAGGAGATTATCTACTTGTAGATAATGAGATTATGAGAATTAGGTCAACAGTTTCTGTAAATCCAGTTTCTGTTTTCCGTGGACTTTTAGGAACAACTCAAACTTCTCATAGTAGTGGTCGTGTTGTAAGAAGAATCAAACCTAGACCAATTGAATTACGCAGAAATTCACTCATCCGTGGATCTGCGCATACTCTTGAATATCTTGGATTTGGTCCTGGAAATTATTCCACAGCATTCCCAGAAAGACAAGATAGGAGCTTAGAACCTACTGAGCAACTTATTGCACAAGCAACAAAGATCGATGGTGGATCTATTGTATATACTGCGATGAATGAAAATGGTGATTTTATCACTGGAAACAAAAAAATCATCTCAAGTTCTGGTAAAGAGGAACTAATTGATGCTCCAATACCAAGTATTGTTGGTGAAGATCCTGGAACCGGTGGTGTAAGATCTGGATTTGATATTATCAGTCCGTCTGAAGTATATGTCGAACGTTCCATTAAAGTTGATGGTGGTCCAAATAATAATCTTGTCAGTGAATTTGGTGGTCCAGTTGTTTTCAATAACAAAATTACCAGTTCATCACCTAAGGGAATTGAAGCAAATTCTTTATATTTGCAGGGAGATACAAGTGTTTCCAGAAAGTACAGTGTAGGCATCTCAACTCCAACTCTTGCATCTAACCCGGGTGATGTTTTCTATAACGCAATTCCTGCTACTCAGCAGTATGTTGGTTGGGTTTATACTGTTGGAAATCAGTGGGAAAAATTCGGATACATTGGTGAAATTGGTGATAAGGTCGGGGTTTCTTCAGCAGGCAATTTCCTTGGAATTGCAACAATGATTGATTTTCGTTCTGGTATTGGAGCGACTATTAGATCTGATTTTAATAGTTTGTCTGGAATTGGAACTTTTATCTTTGACTCTACTGCACTAAATGTTGGTGTATCAACAGGAGTTGGAGCGACCAGAACCTTTGTTGGTGTCGCATCCGAAATTAATTTTATTGGATATGGAGTAACAATTTCTGCAGTTTATAATGCAGGAATTGCAAGTGTAACTATTGACGGTTCATCTCTTGGTGGAGGTTCTGCTCCAGGTCTTCCACTAAATTCTGTTCAGTATAACGATGGTGGATTCTTCAGGGGAAATTCTGCATTTACATTTGATGGATCAAATGTTCTGGTTAATAATTCAATCGGTATCAGCAGCATATCTCCAACTGCAAAACTTGAAATTGTTGCACGAACTCAAGAGGCACTTCGCATCAAATCAACAAGTGGTTTTGGAAATATTCTAAGAATTGATAATTTCTTAGGGGATACAAATCCATTTATTGTTGATATTAATGGTAGAGTTGGTATTAACACTGTTAGTGCGATAGCACCTCTAGATGTAGTTGGTAATGTTGCAGTTACCGGACAGCTGAGATTCTATGATGATGAAACGAGAACAAATTATGTTGCTCTTCAAATACCAGACATAAGCAGTGATGCCATTTTCACTTTACCTGCAACTTTTGGAAATCCAAATCAAGTTTTATATACTACTGGTAGTGGAGTTCTAACTTGGATTAATCCATCTTCATTGGTTGCTCTTGGGATTACTAGTACAGATGCTCTTTCTGAAGGTACTACAAATCAGTATTTTACAAATGAAAGAGCACAAGATGCTATTGGGGAAGCAATAAATGCTGGTATCCAAACTGGCATTACCGTATCATATGATGATGCAACTAATAAGATTAATTTCAATGTAGGAAATCCAACCCCATATCCATTTACAACTCGCGGATTTAGCATCCCTATCTGATTATCCTGCCTCAGGAATTACCAGTATATTATAATTAGATGAAGCCGCGGCAGAACTTACCGAAAAAGATTGACCTGCAGAAAGCATTATTTCTACCGGTAGACCTGCTTCTGCTGTTGAAAGAATGTTGGATGCAAAAAATGATGCAGTACTTCTTGATGTGGAAAATGCATAATTTTTTCCAAACCCAATGACAGATGCTGCAGTGAAAGTTGATGGGCCAGCACTCATGCTTACCGTAACTGCACTTGAGAATTGATATGCATATACTATAATTCTTACATTTTGTCCAGTGTTGTTTGTATATGAAACATTACCAGTACCATTTAAAACTTGGGCAGCCATATTTAATATTAAAATACTTTTCATTATTTAGTTTAACATAAATAGTTAAAATAAAAGAGGGGAGAGTGAACCTTGGCAGTAGATAAGAATTTTGTAGTAAAAAACGGACTTGAGGTAGATACAAATTTAATCTTTGCCGATGCAAGTGCAAATCGAGTCGGAATTGCTACTACGGTAACTCAATATACATTTCAGGTAAATGGTGGAGTAGGTGTAACCAATATAACAGTTTCAAACACAGGAACATTCCTCTCCCAACTTAGAGTCGGAACTGGTTCGAGTGCATTGACAATTGTTGCTCCCAATAATTTTATCGGAATTAGAACTTCAAATCCAATATATCCCTTAGATATTCGATCTTCAACATCTACTGGGTCTACTTCATTATATGTTCAGGGAGATGTTACTGCTACTGGAGTTGTATATGGAAACGTTGCTGTTTTCAATGATTCCTCTTTTGGATCTCTAACTATAAACGATGGATTATCTCTTTCTGCTGGTGCTGATACAACTATAAATGGATATCTTCAACTCAATAATTCTATTGATGTTTCCGGAAATTCTAGAGTTGGTGGTATCAGTACTTTAGGTGGATATGTTGATATCAATAATTCGGTTGACGTAAGTGGTAGTTTAAGAGTTTCCGGTATTACTACTGCAGGTTCTATCAGTATTGGATCTTCGGAAGTTATCACTTCTAGTAGACAATTAAGAAATATTGCTTCTTTTGACGAAGTAACTACTGCCTCAATTGAGTCTGTAATTGTAAATTCCCCAAATACATTTACAGATATGTCTGTAAGTGGCATTTCTACTTTTGGATCTGTTTTAGTTTCATCTGGAGTTATCACCGCAAGAACTGGGATTGTTACCTATTATGGTGATGGTGCAAGGTTACTTAATGTTAATAGAGGAATAGGTCTATCCACTGAGGGTGCTTTAATTGGGTATGGTGTATCTTTCATTAATTTTGCTGGTCCACTGCTTTCCACTTGCTATTTCTCGGCAACCACTGGTATTGCCACGATCTTTTTACAACCTGTTGGTCCGCAAATTGGTATAGGATCGACACCAGGAGAAGCTGGATTTGTTGGTCTCCCTAAACCAGGTAACCTTTGGTATAATGAAAAGTACGGTAGACTATTCTTTTATTATTCAGATGGAGATAGTGCTCAATGGGTAGATGCATCCCCATCAAATGTTGGTATAATTACATCGTTATATAATGTTTCTTTTTATAGTGGAACTTCATCAACTCCTGCAATATATCTTGTCGGTGATGAGCAAACCGGTGTGTTTTCTCCTGGAACAAAACAAATTACTTTTGTATCTGCAGGATCATCAATTTTAAATATTAACAATAGTGGAATTAGAGTAACTGGAGTATCCACATTTAACAATACTGCTGTTAATGGTGACTTTACAGTAACTGGAGTATCTACATTCAATAATACTGTTGTTAATGGTGACGTTAGAGTAACTGGGGTATCTACCTTTAATAATACTGTAGTTGGTGGGTCTACAACTGCTCTGGTTGTCAATGGTGACGTTAGAGTAACTGGATTTGTTACAACTAGTAATCTTACTATTTCCAATGTAACAAACTTTAATCAAATTACAGAAACTGTAGTTAATGGATTTACGACCAGTTTATCACCCTCTACTGGAACATTAACTATTGATACGTCCTTAGGGACAGTTTTCCTCGGAGACTTAAGTTCATCTGTGACTACTTGGGCATTCATAAATGTTCCAACTGCCAATAGTAAAGCAACTACAATTACTGTAATTATTGATGGAGATACTGCACAGACTTATGGTGACGATTGTACCGTAAATGGTTCTGTGGTAAGTGGTGGAATTAAGTGGAATGGTGGATCTACTCCAACAGCAACAAATAATTATGATATTATTACATTTTCTATCGTGAGAGATAATTCTGGAACGGTTATTGTATTTGGATCATCAGATACAAATTACAGTTAACAATAAATAACTAAAAAGTTTATAAAATGGCCCAAACGAAAGTACAATTAGTTAGTAATATTGTAGGAACTCTACCAGATGGATTAGTTGCTGCCGGTATTATAACTGCATCATCTTTTGATGGTAATCTTTTATCTGAAAGTTTACAAGTTGCAAATGCAAATGTAACGGGAATCATCACAGCGAGTGGTACGAATATTGTTAATTTAAATTCACAATCTTTTAACAGTTCTGGAATTTCCACAATCGAGAATCTAAGATCTACAAATATAAATGCTGCAGGAATTATTACTGCATCTGGAACTTTGAATGCGGGAAATATATCATTAAATGCATCTAGTAGCACAGTATCAGTTGGATCATCAGTTACATTAAATGCGTCTACAAAAACAGTAACTGCAGAGATTGTTTCCTCAAATTTAATTAATTCGGGTTCAATTTCAATAAATGGTTCAACAAACTCTTTGACAAATGGGAGTAGAAAATATATTGCATTTGATAGTGGAACAGTTACTTTATTTTATCAGGCATCTGCTCCAACCGGATGGACTAGAGTAACCACACATAACAATAAAGCACTCAGAGTTGTAAGTGGTACTGGAGGTGGATCTGGAGGCAGTTCAGACTTCACAACTGTTTTTGCTCTGGGGAGAACAGTTCCTCTTCCTAGTCATACTCATGGAGGAACAACTGGTAACAATAGTGTAGATCACTCCCACACCACTTCAGGAGCCACTAGTAATACCGATGTATCTCATACGCACAATATATCAGGAAACACTGGAAATCAAAGTCAAAACCACTCACATACATATAGCGGAACTACTAGTGGAGATTCTCCGGATCACACGCACACGGAAACATTAAGAAACGTCAATAATAATGGAGTAACTGGGGGAGGAAATGCAATTCGTGCTGGAGCAGGAACCGATGTTGCAACAACAAGTGGTCGTAGTACTCAACATACCCATACTTTTAGTGGAACTACATCTGGAGTAAGTGTAGATCACAATCATAGTTTCAGTGCTACTACAGGAAATCCAAATCAGACTACAACTCATGGACATACTATTAATCTTACTAGTGGTGGGCAATCAGTAGCACACACCCACACATTCACTACCAGTAGCCCAACTTATGGCGGAACAATAGGAAACACTATGGATTTTGCAGTTCAATATATTGATGTTATTATTGCTTCTTTAGATTAATTTTGATAGAATAACTTTAATTAATGTTTTGTATTTAAATGAAAAAAGATAATTTTTGTCCTTTGATTAAAAAAAAGTGCATTGAACATAAGTGTTCTTGGTATATTCAAGTTCGTGGAAGCAATCCAAACACAGGGGAACCTGTAGATAAATGGGATTGTGCAGTTTCTTGGATGCCGATGTTATTAATTGAAAATTCTCAACAACAGAGGCAAACTGGTGCAGCAGTAGAATCATTTAGAAATGAAACTGTAAGAGCAAATCAAGAAAATCAGCAACTATATGTACAGGCACTTCAACAAGGTGTAGTACCTGTAAATATGGCACCACTAGATGTTCCTATTAAATCATTGAAAGAATCCGATGGTGAATAAATAACTAAAATAAAAGATTAAAATCTGTCGTGTCATCAATTAATTTTCCAAATAATCCCGGTATAGGCACTATTTTTACGAATGTTGCTTCTGGGTTTTCGTATCAATGGGACGGATATGTATGGAATAGTTACACCCCAGCAAGCGTAACAAATATTGCATATGTTGATGATATTGCAACTTCTTTTAATGGAATTACTCAAACTTTTTCATTATTTTTAGATGGAGTTCCTGTAAGACCTGCAAGCCCTGAAGCACTTCTCGTAAGTATTGGAGGAGTTGTTCAGGAACCCAATATAGATTATACAATTTCAGATAATAATATTACATTTAGCACTGCTCCAGAAGCTGGATTGTTTTTCTTTGCAGTTTCTTATGGATCTGCGTTCAACGTTACTCAATTTTCTCTTTCAAATGGTGTCGCAACTGAGGGTGATTTTAATGTATCTGGAAGATTAAACATCACCGGTGTTACATCAACTGCTGGTGGTCTTAATGCATCACAAGGTGCCGATTTATCTAGACTTAGAGTTGTAGGAATTTCAACTTTCTCTGGTGGTCTTAATGCATCACAAGGTGCCGATTTATCCAGACTTAGAGTTGTAGGAATTACGACTCTTGGAAATGCAACTGCAACTGCATTTGTAAGTGGTTCTGTTGGTATAGGAACCACAAATCCAACAAGTGCTCTTACAGTTAAAGGTAATACTTCTCTTGAAACTTTAAGTGTTTCTGGTGTTTCTACTTTCCAAAATGATACTTATTTTCAAGATTCAACTCATCACTCAACTAATCCAACAAGAGCATATTTTGGAAGTTTAGATGAGATGTCAATCTATTCTACCGGAACGTATCTTGGAAATAGTTATAATTACATTGATGCTAGTTCTGGATATCTTGATATAAGAAATTTAAGGACAACAATTAGAAATTCCGAAACCACAACTCAAAGAGATCTTGCAATTTTTGATGCTACTACTTTTAATAGTGAGTTTGTAAAACTTTATTATGGGGGAAATGAGAAATTTGCAACTCTTGGTGCTGGCGTAACAGTCACTGGAACTACCTTTACAAATCAGTTAAGTGTTTCTGGCGTTTCTACTTACACTAGTAGTGTAAGAGTTGGTGTAAATACTTCTTCTGGCGTAATTCTTACATCACCAAACGGCACAAAGTATCAACTTTTTGTTGAAAATGATGGCACTTTAAAGACAATTGCTGTCTAGCATATGCCAGTTTAAAATCTGTCCACCAACCCCCCAAAAGCACCTTGGGGGGTTTTATAATATATGGATACTCTCGAAGACCGTATGAGGTATTCCAATCTGGACAGGTTGATCTTTATTACATCAACACTGTGGTTCTTTCACTGGGCAACTAGACTTTCCGAAGTAATTTTTAAAAACTTCTTGACATCTCTCTGAAAACTCTTTAAAATACCTTTGTGGAGGTTTAAACAATGGCATCAGTAAAAGCTCCAAATACAAAAAAAAGATTCTTAAATGTAACTCCTCTGAGTTCTAAAGCAAAGAATCGATTTGTGAATATCATGCAGTCTCTTCATTCCTGTGAGATTGAACAAGAGACCGCTGATAAATTCTTTTTGGTTTCTATTAATAAGCAATACTGCTTTTGGATCCAGAAAAATGGAAATGAACACTGGAAGATTGAAAAATGATTGGATTGATTGCTGGACTGACTTGTGGACTTTCTACATATTATGGAATAGGAGACGGATTTCATGGACAAATCACCGCTAACGGGGAAAGGTTTAATGCTTATCGTTGGACTGCAGCTCATCCTTATCTTCCTATGGGCACTAAAATCAGGGTGACGAATCAAGATAATGGTAAACAAGTGATTGTACGTGTTAATGATCGTGGTCCATATTCACATGCCGATCTAGATCTCTCTTATGCTGCTTTTGCTCATATTGAGTCTGTGAAAAAAGGAAATGCTGTCGTTTGTTGGAGGGTTGTTGGATGAAAAAACTTATTGTTCTTGCAGCACTTTTGTTCTCTTCTCCTACTTTTGCCCAAGAGACTAAAACATATCGACCATTTCGATATGAAACTCCTTGTTTACTTGAGGTAGGTATTCAAACGTATCCCGATACTTGTGTGGTAATTGAAACCCGCGAGAAGGGTGGGGTACTTCGCACTCGTAACATTTATTCTAATAAACATGCTTTAACTATCAAAGGTCGCTTCGATAAGGAGAAGGGATATATGACCTGGGATAGTCATAATAAGTTTGAATATAAATGGGATTATAAAGTCGGCGGAAATCAAGAACTTGGTGTATGGACCTATGTGATGCCTGGGTTCCTAGTTCAAAATGTCAGTTGGGATTGATTATTAAAAAAACATAAACCATATTAAATAGTAACAGAATAGGAAACTACTATGGTTGTTCTATATGCATCAACCATTATTACTTGCTCCCAAGCAATGAATATCATCTATCGAATACAAAAAGTTGTCGGATTAACGGAAGTCCAAAAAACAGAAATAGTTCAAGAAATTCGTAAAGTAATTCCTTTCTGTCCAGTTACAGTTAAACAAAAATGATGGAAGAATCTCAAGACACTAAGTGGAATCGCGGACTTGATTTGTTTATTGAATCAGTTCATAAACCAGATCATGAACTTCGTCAATGTGCTCACAATCAAAAATGCTATAACGAACTTATGGCAGTCCGTGAGCATGTTCTAGAATATCTAAAACTTTTAAGAAGATGAATGCATCCTATATTTACTTTGCTATATTCTTTTGTATTGCCTATTTGATTATCACCGATCAATCAGTAGCAAAGGGGTTCTATATGTTAACCCAACTCGTAAGAGTACAATATGAAAAAACAAAGTGGTGGATTATTCATAATCCTGCAAATCCAATTGTAAAATATTTTATGTGGAGAAGAGCATATAAACTTGCAAAAGAATTGCAAGACGAGTTAAAATCTAAAAATAAATAATACTGTATATGGTAGTACATTTATGTTATCAACCCAATATCGTCTCCGTGTAGAATCAATTTGCGAGAAAATTGTAAAAGGGGAATCTGTAGAATTAAGTGAGATGATATGGGTAGAAAAGTTATCAAAAGCAAATAGGAGTGCTGCTACACTTTTAAGACAAGCAAGAAGGAGAGCAGCAAATCCAGATATGCAAGAAGGAGATATGGATGATTTTTTGAATCAACTTGATTTGGGAAATCCAGATCCATCAACACATAAATCAAACTTTGGTGGTGGTGTTGATGATATCATTGATTTCTTTACGGGAGACAAACCAGAAGACTGGAGACAGCGAGACTAGTGGCACACACCTTCTTGACTTTGGGTGAAGGAGGTTTTATAGTATCTGTATTGAAACACTTTCACTATGACTTACAACGCAGAAGTTCAATTTAAGTTTGATTCTACCTGGACTCCCAGTTATAGTTCTTCTTTTTCTGATGATGATTTTGTCCCCGAAGAGCATTTCCTGATTACTGCACCTGCTGCAGATCTGAATGCAAAACAGTATTTCAAACTCTTTGAGAAGTTTATGCTGTGTGTTGGCATGTGCCCTTCAAGTATTCGTAGTGGTGCTATGTCTCTGGTTTTCAATGATTTCGTGACTGAAGAAGAACAACGTAAGGTCTGTAAAGAATATGAACTGACGATGGATGAAGATCTTCACAGTAAGTTTGAGGAATGGAAAGTGCGCGATGAAGAAATTGCACGACTGGTAAAAGGTCCAATGGGAACTGTGCTCACTGAAGAAGAATTGACGAATCTGGAAGAAGGAAAATGAGCGATAGAGCAAAAGATTTTATGAGTTCTGTGTGGGAACATCGGAACAATGGTGCAGACACAGAAGAAAAATTGGTAGCATCAATCCTATTCATTGCTGCTGATGTAGTTAAGTCCTATACAGCGCAAAATGATCTTATTGTGTTGGATAGAAACGATTTACTGGAACTCGCGCAGGAATTGCATCAATGAAACTAATTTCCTTTAAGCATCGTGAAGACTACGGACATGAATGGTATGCACAAGTTCTTCATACAAAACGATGGGCACTTCTTCAAGCATCAGTTTCTTGGAATGATTATGCTGGTTGGCCTTACATCCAAATCAAATCTGGAACTGGAACTCTTTTGAGTATTATGTTCTGGGTGTATAGGTTTGGATTTGATATTGGTGTCTGCGAGCACACTTGGAACTTTGAGTATCTTGAAGATCTTGATGTAGAGGAAGATGAAACCTCTACCCAATAAGAGAGAATTGGATATTATGTGGACGGTCGCAACGTCATCCGCAATTGAATGTGGCACAAGACCCCACATTATCTTTGCCCGACTGCTGTATGATGAGTTGTCGGAAGAAAGGTTCCCTTTCAAACTTGCTAATTCAAAATGAGTTTCTCTAAAACTGTTTCTGTATTTGCTGCTCTTGCAAGTATCTTTGCTGCTGGTGCTACTGGTTGGAAACTGGCAAATGAAAATCAACCTCAACCAGTAGAACAGACACAAGATGTTTCTGCTTTTGAAGAAAAAATTAATGACCTTGAAAAACAACTTGAACAAGTAAAAGAACAACCAAAACCCGAAACCGTAGTAGTTCAGAAACCTGTAATCCCTCCTCCTCTTCCACCTGTTCCCGAACCTAAACCAGGAGAATTTGAATGACTTACGACGAACTCTACGGTTACATCGTTAAGTATGTTGCTATGCCTCATACTACCATCACAGAGCACGATCATCGTCGCACCTGCTTGATTCTTAGTGCATTCATGGAGTTTATTCTTGACTGCCAAGAAGAAGGTGTGGATGCGAATACTATTGATGTGACTGATTTTATTCACGAAAAACTTGATATTCTGGAGGGTAAGAAATGAGCGGTGGACATTTTGGTTATTGTGGATACGATTACTACAAGGTATCACAGTTTGCTGATGAGTTGGAGGTAGAAATCTCCAACAACGGTAGAGAAAGAAATGAAGACCGAACTTATGGTTATGAGTGGTATCCTAACCACGAACCAGAAGTAATTGAGTATCTGAAAGAACAACTTCCCAAGATGCGTAAGATGGCAGAGATTATGCGTCACATTGATTATCTTTATAGTGGTGATCATGGTGATGATAGTTTCATGGAGCGTGTGAAAGAAGTAGAAGAGAAATACAAGGACACTTGACGAACTGGCACAGGGCATCTCCACAGGTGCCCTTTTTGCCTTATAATAACTTCATACACAACAAACCGATGAAACCCTATCAGTACAACCTAAAAGTTTGGGATGATGGTGAAACTGACCGCACTTGGCAGTTTGGTATCTTCAACAATCGTTCATTACTCTGGGTTCATTATGAAAATCCCAGTCGTTTAGTTTTTAGTGATGGTGGATTACACATCCTATTCTCATTCTTTACTAGTTCTTTATTTGGAGTAGATTTTCAAGTTGGTAAATATGGTTTAAGTTTTTATTTCTTTACTGAATACTGTTGAGGGGTGGAATGATGACTGACGCAGCATACAAAGTTTGGGAAGCATTCAAAGCAGAATTGATTGTAGAACCCACCGATGATATGAAAGAAGCACTTGCTACTGCTATCCGTGAGATTGCTAATCAATATCAATACTATCAGTGTTGTAAAGATGAAGGTGTAGAAGATATGGTAGTTGATGCTCAAAAACTTTATGAACTTTCCTATAATGTGGAGGCACTATGAAAAACTTTAATGGAATTGATTGGGCAGTTTTGTTTGTATTTTTTATTGCAATCGTTGCTGGTGCTATCATCACCTATGATGCTCAACAACAACGAGTGCTCTTCCAACAAACATACAATAAGAACTTGGAGTGTCGTCAAGCACTCAAAGACCAAACAGTAGTACGAGTGAATGAGATTTGTGGAGAAGTTCCACAAATCAAAGATTTTACGGGAGGAAACTGAAATGTATAATCATAATGATGATTGGGCATCAGTTATTGTTCTATTTGTTCTTGTTGCGTCTCTTATGGGTATGTTTTTAATTGCTGACGAACAAGGATACAAAAAGGGAGTGAATGAAACTCTTGTTTTGTGTATGGAGAAACCAGCAGATTGTAAAATCAAGTATGATTACCTAAAACTTCAAGAGAACCAGAAATGAACCAAATACTTGAAGGTTGGAAAATGGTTCTCAAAGATTATCGGCACTGGAAAATGATACTCAAATATCCTTATGATGTTTTTGATTGTGCTGTTTTCTTTGGTAATCTTGCTCAACCACCAAACTCACTTGATGATTATATCAAAGAACTGAAACAACTTGACCCAGATTGGGAAAAAAATTATTATGATAATCTCTGGGTTCTTTATGATGGTATTGAACAACGAATGGACGAAACAGATAAGTTGCTTGAAGAAGTTGATGAGATATTGAAATAACTATGACTGACCTTACACCAGAACAAGTTGAGTTTTTACAAGGCAAACTAAAATCTCAACTTGAGTTTGCCGATT